CTGGAATCTCTGCTGATCCATTCACTTAGTGAATGGGCATCCACCGAAGAATGATGCTGACGTCTTCGGGACGTCCAGAGCGATGAAGATGCTGGCTATCCCTTGCGGGACCAGCCAGGTGCTTCAGTTGAAGTTGCTCCTCCTGACGAGGGGGGAGCAAGCACTTCAGCAATGCTCCAGTTTCCGAACACGCATTCTTTGGAATACGTGTGCGTACACTGTATGCACGCGTCAGTGCGCGCTGGTAGCGGTCGGTGCCTCTCACAAGTGGAGAGAAGCTGACACTTACGCGTCCCAGAGCAGCACTCGTCTCCCCAACAATGGGGAAGCGCCCCCGAAGGAGCTTGTCAAGACGGTCATCTAGATAAGATGCCGTCGTCCAGTAACCAGCAAGGTATAGCTGGTTCCTGAGGGAGACAAGTGACTGTACTTCATCGGTCTGTCTGAGGGAGGTAGGGATCAGGTTTCTACACCTGATAGGCGTGACATCTTCACCACGCCAGTAATCCCCACCACAACTCTCTCTGAAGTTTCCTTCAGAGAAAGACTTCCGCTCATTGATCTTCCAGCCTAGCAAGCTGAAGACCGAGCGGACCTCAGAAAGGTACTCTACGGGAATAATCAAATCATCCCCGTAGACTCGCACCAATCCTTCGTACTTTCGTACGTCAGACGGGCGCAAGCGGAACGCTGCATCTGTTTTCCGATGATGGCGCTGTATAGCCATGAAAATGGCCACACAGAACACCATCGCTTCAACCGGAAAACAAACCGCAGAACCCATCGAGGCGAACTTCGCGATATCCCTGGATCCCAGGTTATTCGCAAGGTCCACCTCACTACTCCTCGTCGCATCCAGTGCTTCCCAAAGATTTGGGAAAACACTAAGAACGGATGCAGCTTGAAGGTAGGTCACCCTATCCGAAGCTTCCGAAAGATCAATCGTGGATAACGATCGATCCAGGGAGCCCCGCCGGGCCAAAGAACGATTTGGCTCCTGATCAGTAAAACCAATCAGAGAGGTAGATCGTTCAATGGCATCCGTGAGAGCAGTCATCAGAGCTTGCTGCATGTATTGCAATGCAGTGGGCTCCATGACAATCACCCGTGGACGTGACATCGTCTTGGGAACCAGAGTTTGTCTGGCTCTCGTGACGACATGGGCTGATGAGCTGAAGGATCTGTCATGACTATCCGCGTAACGGTAGTTCACGACACCCCACTCGACCCAGGGGAACCTGGACTCGAGATGCTCTGGCCAGTAGACCACATCGTACTTCTCGTTTCCGAGGAGTCGGTCAGCGGTCTGGCCAGGGCCATGTCGGGGCTGGAGATCATCGGTCGCCACTTGGTGGTCGACCTCAGAGATCCAGGGTCCAAGCACAACTTGGGCCACGTTCTGCAACTCCTCAAGAATCGAGGATTGAACGTGTAGATCCCACGCTGCACAATCATCATCTGCCTGAACATACTCTGCAATCGCGGCGTTTTCACGCCGGGGGGTGCAACGCCCCTCGATCTTACCGTAGAAGGCTGTAAGTTGCCTTACGGATCGGATCGATTCAATACAGGGTATGTCCAGCAGCGCGCCATCAGATGTGAAGATGTTCCGAAGGAAACCCTGTAGAAATACAGGGAGCCCTCCTGAAAAGTGGAAACCACTAATCAGGCTGGAGGACATCCTACCTTCTTCGAGAGCTTGTTCAAAGCCCTTCTGGAAGGCGGGAAGGGTAATGCGTAGAAACGCATCACCCTCCTTTTCACATCGACGAGACACAGTCAAAATGTCTCGACTGGCATCGGTACCGCACAGGGTTCCCAGCTCTGTAGCTAGTACACCCCACAAGGAAACTAGGCGTTTCATGCTGCCCCTTCCGAGGGTCGGCAATCCTAGCCAAGCGTCCTTCAACCCCGAGCTCTATAGAGCTCAGATCTCACCGCCGACAAGCTTGGCGGTGTTCGTGCTGGCCTTAAGCCAGTCTGCGAGAGCAGTGATCAGCTGCGCCATCTCCGTAACGGAGTACCCCGCGAGGGGCACATCCACCACGAGATATGCGGACATCGAAACCGGAAGGTTTCGATCCGTAGCGAGCGGATCAACGACGATCTTGCTGCCATCGATGCGAACGCGGTGCTGGTTCCGCCTCCCGGTTGAATGGGAGACAGACAGCACGTACGAGCCGTCATCCTTCTTGTACTGGCTAGCATTCAAGCTAGTACCAGTACGAGGGAGTGACTGCGCGACTGCGTTCACTGTGATGGACTGGGGATCAGAGAACACTTGGACTCCTTGAAAAGACAGACGGGTTCAACCGCCATGGATGGAAAATCCTGGTGCTCGACAACATCAAGTGTTGTGGCTTCCAGAATCGGAGGTCACGCCCGGGATATACCGAGCGCCGCGAGGATGGACAGCTGCTTCAGTGAATAAGAAGCAGCCGGCCCGAATCCAAAATACGGAACAGCAGGAAACCGCCTTTTCGTCTCCAAGAACACTGTTGTGCTCGTTGGAGTGAAACGATAGGGCAGTACCTGTCCACTACTCATGTGGGGCGATGTCGCAATTGTCTCAGCACGTTTTACCGTGTGACACATGACAAAGCCGTTCCGCATTACCAGCCCGTCATTGAGCGTTGAACTAACGGCCTTTAAAAGGTCGCCAGCGCTTGTCGCCCAATCAACGGCGAAGGACCAGGGAGCAAGCTCCCACAAGGTCTCAGGGGTCAATCCGATACCTAATCCATACCGCGCCTTTTCGGCGTAGCTGGATATGGCATCTTCAGTCTCCCTGCTGGAAGGAAGCAAGTGTTGATACGTTGCTTCAAACCAGACTCGCTTGGAGGCACTTTTTGTAGTGCCTCCTTTAGCGAGATCGCCTAGAAACGTCCCAGAATTCCAACCGACAGCATTGATTGTGCCGGCTGAGTAACTGGGATCGGGTGAGTCCACTGGGAACGAGAATCCAACTTTGATGCGATTCTGCCCGGACTGCTTTTTAGCGGTCTGGACAGCTCGATCAAACTGCGAAACTTGGTGAAACCAAGTTTCAATCTCCCTTTTGAGGGGGAGCCAGGCAAACTGAACAGCAACATAGTTCTGCGCTGTTCCCTGGAGCAGGTCCTTGACACTCCGCCTCCATCGGATTAAATCCCATGGATTTGGAAAACCATCAGCGGCCAACTCACCTGCGGAGGTGAGAAGGTTCACTGACGGGGACGTTGGAATGGATGCACCAAAGGCCTTCTGCCCCTTTGACCTGACTTGTGAGTCAGTGTCATCGGAGTATGTCGGCAAGGAAGGGGCTTGAGCATAAACTGCTCCACCCTGGTAGTACGAAGTCATCGGGAAACCCGGTGTATACTTCGTCCAACCCCTCGTGATATAAAGCGGACCATTACGGTACGCTTCGATGGTTTCTGAACCACCGCCACGAGTCTTCCCTTTGAAAGTGTATCCGGCGATTGGCCGTGACTTGTAAACCACAGTCAATCCTCTCGATCTGGTATTCGATGCCGGGAGGCCCCGCAAG